TCAGACTTCGTCCATCCATGCTTCCTGGGGCGGCTCGCTGCTGCGATACCCGCAGACGATGGCGCCTTCCGGGATCGGTCCGTCGTAGATCTCGATGAACTCTTCGGGGCGTACGGGGTGCGCCGTGACGAGCTGACGTCCGTCCTTGCGCACCCGAACCTCTTCGTTCATGCTGCAGTCCTCCGCGTCCGCTGCTGCGCCCGATTCGCTGCACGATCCCTGACGGCCCGTGCCGTCATCGGGTGCGCCCTGATCCCCTCATCTGACGCCGCTGCACGATCCAGCAGCTGGTAGTACCTGACTTCGGAGATCGAGAGTCGATGGCGTATCTCCGCGACCTTGTCCGGTGTGTGGCGCGGCCAACAGGACTCGAAGGCGAGGAGGTCGACCGGGGTCACCAAAACGAACTCCACCCGCTGGCGTACGCCTCACGGAGCGCGACGTACTCGTTCCCCGTCAACTGCTCTTCGATACCGAGGGCATCAGCTACCTGTCTCCCGGAATAGAGGCGCACGCCCTTCGCCCCCTGGTGTTCGTCCTCGGCATGGTCCATCCCCAGGCTCGCAGCGCGCTGGATAGGTGTTTCTGTCGTCATAGGTGGAGAGCCTGCCACTGACCACCGACAGCGATGTCAGACGTCGCGACATAGAATCGAACCTCTCGGCCGGAGGAAGGAACGACCGGCTATGGGGAACCCTGGGGCGACGCTCTCCGCGTATCGTGACATGCAGTCTCAGGCGCGATCGATCCTCGAGGCCGCGAAGCACGGCCCGCTGCAGTCGCTCACCGCGCGCGAGATGGATATGCGTGAGCAGCCGATGACGATCTACCCGCGACCGAGACGCGTCCGCGCGTGGGTCCGGTTCGGGCCGGAGTCGGTGCGTGTCGACGCGAAGCTCGTCCGCTCCACGCCACTCGCCGCCGGCATCGAGTTTCGCGCCGAGGACCAGACCTTCCGCTGCTGGGTGTGGGGCAACGCCGTGCAGCTGAGCGACGAAGAGCCTTGAGCGCTCGGATCAGAGGGCGTCGGCAGCGACGTCGTCAAGGAATCCTGTGATGGCGTCGCACGCTCCCGCGGCGTCCCGCGATCGGATGGAAGCGCCGATGACTGCGGTCAGCGTCGCGGCGGCATCCCAATCGAACGCCCGATCCGAGAGCAGCCAGTAGCGATGAACGTGGGCGCAGGTCTGACTGACGATGCTGGTGCGTTCCGGGCTTGCGTCACCTTTCGAGCAGCTCACCGCTAGCTCTTCCAGAGCGTCCCCGAAAGATGCCACGTCCCGGCTGGCTATCGTCGCCGCCATCTGGGCTGCGAGGTCGCTCAGGGCTGCAACCTCCTCCTCGCCTGCTCTCGGTAGGAACCGGCGAACGGCGCCCGTCCACACATCCGTGAGGACGTCGACCGCCTTGCGCGTGCTCTCTCCGTCCACCGAAGCCACTCGCGAATACGAGTTGCGATACACCTCTACGAGCCCTTCGCGGGCGAGCAGATCCAACGCGACCTGGACGGGTGCCCTTGAGGTGCCGAAAGCCTTGGCAGTCTCGTAGACGCCGAGCACCGACCCTGGCTCCAACTCACCGCCGATGATTGCCGCCCGGAGCCGCGCATACGCGCTCTCCCCGAGACGAGTCCGATCCACCGGGCCACCCGACAGCGCCATATCTTCCTTCTCCGTTCCACGAATGCGTCAGCGCCGTGGCGCTCGACGACCAGACGGAGAACGAGTTGGCCTTCCGCTCCGCACAGCTTTCGCATGTACTCGGCGGAAGGCCTCAGCTCGGTGAACGGGACCTCCCCCGAACCGCGCTACCGCGTAACCGCGCTGACCTCGCACGATACGACAGCGCCGTCTGGCTGTCTATAGCCGTGGACCGTCGAGCGCTCACGAGACGCCTTCACACTCGTCGCCACGAGGTGTACGTTGGCCGTGCCGAGAACCCCGGACCTCCCCCTGACGTGCCGGGGTTCTCGCGTGCGTCGGCGGCCTAGGCTGGTCTGATGCTCATCGGACTCATCCGCCCCATCGAGACGCACACGATCACCCTCAAGGGTGAAGAGCTCGCAGAGGTTCGCGCGCAGCTCGTCGCGCAGGCGCCCGAAGGCTGGGAGCTCGTCTCCGCGATCCCGACCATGACGAACGGAACCCCGGTGCGATCGGTCGAGGGCAAGTTCGAGCGCCGCGACGGTGAACGTGAGATCGAGGCTGACGACATGGCAGCGCTCGAGGCCCAGGTCCCCGAGGGCTGGCAGATGCTCTCCGTGCGAACGGTGTAGCAGGAACGCGGACCGGGCTAGCATGACACCATGACCAACGAGATGCCGGCGCGGACGTTCATCAACGCGTTCGGCATTCTGTTCGGGGCGATGTTCCTCGGGATGGCAGCCCAGTTCCTGATCGCCCCCGAGCAGCGGGCCTGGGGCCTCTACGAGATCGTGGGAATCGCCGCGGGAGTTATCGGCGCTACCACCTACGCCGTCATCGTGTTCCGCGGGGCGAAGCCCGACCGCGACCCGCGCTAGGATCGCCGAGTGCGACAGAAACAAGCGGTGCCCGACGCCGGGCTCCGCGGCCTTGGGCCGCGAACATGGCTCATGGCCGGGCTCGCCGGGCTGTCCACGTTCGACCCCACTCTGGTGATGGCGGCGGGCCCGTTCGTCGCGCTCCTCGTCTACCTGTTTGGTCGACCTCTTTCACTCAAGGTGACGGCGACCGTGCTGCTCTCTTTCGCCCTGGCCTGTTGGGTCATCGCCTCCAACATGTGGACCGTCAATCCGCTGTCCACGCTGAGCACCCTCACATGGGCATCCCTGCTCATCATGTTCGTCTTCATGCTGGACTTCATCCAGACCAGGCGGCAGTTGCGAGCCGTAGCTATCGGATACCTCGCAGGTGCCTTCACCGCGGTCGTTCGGATCATGTTCGAGAATCCGGACGCCATCTTCAGCGAGACCGTCGAGCGCTCCAGCCTCGGCGACCTGAACGAGAACTACCTCGGCTACGCCTTCGCCGCCGGCTTCGCGTTGATCGTGCTCCTCCTGGCCACGGCCCCGAAGCGAACGATCCGCACATACGTGGCGCTCGGCACGACCACGGTAGCTATCCTCATCGGCGTCGAGCTCACCGGCACCAGAGGCGCGTACCTCGGTCTGGCATGCGTGCTCCTTTGGCTCCTCGCATGGAAGATGTTCCGGCTTCGGAGCGTCCGCCTCGTGGTCATCGTCTTCGTGACCGTCGCCGCGCTCATCGTCACAGGGATTGCCGATCAGGCGTCGCTGGCATTCGAGTCCGGTGATCGCGCAACCGGCGACTGGTCAGGCCGCCTGAAGCTGTGGCCCATCGCACGCGAGCTGTGGGCCGACAATCCAGTTGTTGGATATGGCGCAGGATCATTCCGCGTCCTCGGCGGCTACGAAATCTCCGCTCACAACTTCCTGCTGGAAACCGGGGTCAATCTCGGCGGCATCGGAGTGCTACTCCTGCTCGGTATCTACTGGTCGTCGCTGCGTTCCGGCTCCAGAGATGTCGAGCCTCGCCAGCGCGCGCTACTCATCGGGTCGTTCCTCGCCGCCAGCGCCCCCGCATACCTCACGGGTGTCTGGGAGCTCGCTCCCGCCGCATGGATCGTTCTTGCGATCTTCGCCCGCCTCAACGCACTAACGACCCCCGCTTTCCCGGAAGTGATTCCAGGAAAGCGGGGGTCAATGAGCGGCATTGCCAGCTAGAGAAGCGTCGCCTCGTACGTTCCGTACACCTCGAGGGTGTCACCCGAGGCCCATGCCGCAGGCGTGGTTGCGGTCATCGCGACGCCTTGGCCATTGGCGCCCATCGCATTGATGAGCACGGCGCTGCCGCCGATGGCGGAGATCCGCGGGAAGAGCCGAAATGAACCGACGCCGTTGCGGACGCCCACGGCCTCGAACATGCCGCGCGATTGCGGCACTGCGTCCGTTGGCAGGGACACTGTCGGCGAGGCACTGCCGAAGGTGCTGGTAGATCCAAAGGTGATGAGCACGCGTTCGTGAATGGTGCGACCGATGCGCGTGTAGGACGCGACGATCGTTCCGTTTCCGATGGCCCAACCTGTGCCGCCGAGCGTGGGGTTGAACCCCTTCCAGAGGCCGAACGGTGTGCCCGGCTCCCCCGGGTCGATGACGACCCGGCCCGTGCCCGTACCCGAGACGTTGTTTGTGCGGCCGCTGATGCGCGTACGAGATCCGTTGTCGACGATCGCGCCGGCCGCACCCTGCCACCCGAAGTTCTCAATCTCGTTCTCCGACGCGCCAGCGTCGATCTGGATGATGTCCCCGACGTCGTTGATGAACGGCGAGTCGACCTTGTTCCCCATGCCGGAGATGATCATTGCCTGTTGGCCGATGTTCTCGAAGTACGGGTTGTAGAACGCTGTCTTGGTGCCCGCCGAGCGCACTGCGACGCCCGAGTCAGACTGAAAGATGGGCGACAGGAACGTGTTGGCGTAGCAGCCAATGGCGATGCGGACCCCGTCGCCGCACCACTGGATGTCGAGGCCAGTGAACACATTGTGGTTCACGGCCGCGACGAACTCGATCGCGAGCTGACAGCCTCGGAAAGTCCACCCGTCGAACACGCCCTCGTTGACATAGGCCAGCTGCGCCCCGGTCGCGAAGTTACCGATGGCGACGTTGCGGATCTTCGGATTCACGGTCGACTTGATCGGGCTGATGCCACCGATCTGAACACCGACTGCGGCGCCGGAGCCGGGCCCGATCAGCGTCAGGTCGAGCAGGCCACCCTCGGTTACCTCTGTCGGGTCGACGATCGTGATCGCTGTTCCCGTCGCGGCGGTCGATCGGAGAACAGCGCCTCCGAAGTTCGCGTCGTCCAACCATCCCGGCGTACCGAAGACGGAGTATCGGTCCCGGTAGGTCGAACGCCCGACCCCGAACAGCAGCTGTCCAGCGTCCAGGCGCAGAGTCGTGAACTTGTAGACGCCGGCAGGGACATAGATCTGCCCGTTCGGGTTCGCGTCAATGATCGCCTGCATCGCCACGGTTGAATCCGTCACGCCGGTCGGGTCGATGCCCGGTCCGGCCATGGTCACGCTTGAGACGTAACGCCTCATCAGTGCTGTGGCCGTCTCCGAATCGTCGGCACCGATATACGTTGCGATAGCTTCGTCGTTCTCGATTGCGCCCGGTCCCGGAAGACCGCGCGAGACCCGGAAGTGCGCGCCACGATTGTTCTCGGGCCCGATCATCTCGACGCTGGCTGGCTGGTCCGCCGGAACCGTCTCCACGGTCGCGTACGCGAGGGTGCCGGTGAGGCCCTTGTCGCCCTTCGCGCCCTTGAACGTTCCGAGCTGTGTGACTCCTGCTGGAAGCGCCATGTCTACTCCTTGATCCCCCACGCATTCGGTGGCGTCGTGTCGATGTAAAGGCCAGCGGGTGAGCCAGCGGGCCACGGCGGCCCGATCCAGACGGCGAGCAGGGAGCCGCCGTTCATGCCGCCGACGTTGCCGCCGCCGGCGACGGCGGTGAACTTCCACGCCTCAGTGCCGTGCCAGATCTTGGTGAGGTCGTCGGCGAGCTCGAATCGGCCGACTTCGATGATGTAGTCCACGCCCGTCGCGCCGCCCGAGGCGGGGGTAAGGTCGCCAGAAGGGATCAACGTCGCGGAGTAGACGCCCCCTGTTGCAGAGACCTGCACCCGAACGTCGGATACGAGCCCGTCTGGGCCGAAAGCTGAGACTGCAGGGCGCACCGTGACCTCGGGCATCCACGACGTAAGCACACCGAGGCCGATATCGGTGAGAGACCAGGTGTACGCGTACGTCCTGGCCATCACTCCCCCTTGGAGTCTTCAGAGCTCGTCAGGTGCGCCCGCCACTGCCGACGCGTCATGCCGATCCGTTCACCGTCGACGCTCGTGTATGCGACCGCGCCAGACGGAGCGGAGCCCGCGCCGAACCTACGCAACCACTCGTCAACAGCGGGGATCGCCATCACACGGGCGACTGCGGCGCTGAGGCCCGCGAGAACTGCGATCGCGCCCGTGACCCACGCGACGACGGGTCCAGGGAGAACATCCTGGATGGCGGTGAGGATCTGCGGTGCGACGACCACTGTCGCCGCAAGGACGGCGGCGGCGGCCACGACGACCTGGACGGCCGTGCGGATTGCCCGCTGGAGCGGGAACCAGATCTTGTTCATGGGGTTACTCCTGTCGTTGTGAGCACGCAGACGATCGCCTGCTGTTGCTGAGCGACCTCGCTCTCGGACTGGGACACCGAGATCCACGCGACGGTCGCGGTGAAGCCGTCCGGGCAGGTGGGCCCGGCAGGTCCAGCCGGCCCTTGAGGACCGGTGACTCCCGCTGGTCCCGCCGGCCCTGCGGCACCGGCCGGACCGGAGGGGCCGGCGGGACCAGGAACCGACGAGTCGGCACCAGGCGTCCCTGCCGGGCCTGCCTCGCCTGCCGGGGCCGTGCAGGTGCCCGCCGCGAAGCAGCGGGTGATCCCGTCGAGGATCTGCTGTCCAGACGGGCCGGGACCACGCGCGCCGACAGGCCCGGGAACTCCTGCGACACCGGCCGGGCCGGGTTCGCCTGGCACGGCTTCTGGTGCGCCCTGGGCGACGTCGGCCGGCTCCGGAGCTTCAGGCTCCTCGCCCGTCGAAGCGGTGAACTCGTCATAGAGACTCACGTATTCGTCCTGCCAGTGCAGGGCCTGGTCGCGCCATGAGTCGCCGCGCGACCGCTCGAGCAGCCATGCCGTGCCGAGGGTGCCAGCGACGACGATCAGCAGGATCGTGAATAGAGCCGTCAGGCGTCGGCGCTCACGCACAGACGCTTTCAGCAGAGCTTCGGTGTCAGTCATGCTTCTCCTCCGCGAGGATTCCGGTTCGGACGGGCCACGGCGGGTACTCGCCTCGTTCGACGCCGCTCATGAGTTGCGACTCGCGCCGCTCCCATGCGACGTCGCGCCGCTGATGCCAGACGAGTAGAGGCTCGAGCCGATCGACACGGCCCTCGAGAGACTCGATGCGTTCCTGCTGCTGGTCGATCATCTGGTGCTCGAGTGAGCCCTTCGCGGGGATGAGTCTCAGCAGCCCGGAGAGGAGCGCGCCGATCGCAATCCCAACGACGCCGAGGATCGCTGCCCCCGACGGTCCGTTGAGAAGCTCCACGGCTCAGACGGTTGCCTTGGAACCCGAAAGAAGGTTCTCGTAGACCTTGTCCGAGACAGTCACGAACTCGGCCGCTCCCCTGCCCTCGAGCGACCGGTAGACGGCGTTCTCGGCGGGAGTGATCTCGCGGGTTCGCCCCGACGGAAGAAGCCGCCCCTTGGCGAGCTGCGGGTTCGCACGCTGGATGATGATGATCATGTCTTCTTCCTCTTCTTCCTTCTTCTGGGGTGCCGGTGCGACGGACGATCCGCCACCGGATGCAGGCGCGGGGATGGCGATCTGCTGGTCGAAGATCGCTTCCGACCAGCCGAGGTAGGGTCGACCGATCTGCGCCTGGCGCTGAGCGATCGTGCAGACGCCGACGACGCCGTATCGCGGGTAGTCGGTCGCGACGACCTTGCCGCCGCCGAGACTGATGACGACGTCGCCCGCGGCGGATCCGGCCTTCGCGCCGAACCACACGGGGACGCCGGCAGGCGGGTTCCGGTCGCCGGGGTGTCGGCGCTCGGTCTTGTTCCATGCTTCGAGCGCAGTTCCTGCGTGGCGGCCGGTCGATGCGCCCTGCGCCTTGTACGCCTGCCAGACGTAGTGAAGGCAGGCGCCATGGTGCGCGAGCGCTCCCTGGGCGCCCAGCCAAGCCGCCGCAGCTGCCCCGTTGATCTTCGTCATCACGACTCCTCTTCCATGAACTCGTCGGCTGGGATTTCTTCCTCAAGCAAGAAGTCGCCGCCGAAACGCTCGGCCTTGACCAGCCAGAACACTTCGCGACCGGGCTCGCCGTACACCGTGAATCGCCCGTCCGTGACGTCGTCCGCGCCGACCAGGAATGGGCGGCCAACGGGTGTCAGCTGGACCGTGCGTCCTTCGGGCTTGTTCAGTCCCTCGAAGTAGTCCGGGAGCTCGATGGTCGCCGCCCCGTCATCGCCGAACCGAGCTCGGCCGGTGTACTCGGTCCCCGAAACGGGCGACTCCGTCGACCCGTGTCGCAGCCACACGCCCGCCTTGGTCGGGTGCGGCATCTTGAAGTTCTTCGACCCCTGAACGTTGAGATCTCCGACGACGTCGAGATGGTTCTCCGCGTACACCGACCCGGTGAAACGGATGCCCGCACCTTCGATGTACACGATCCCCGAGGAAATGATCTGCCCTGACGCAGCGCCCGTCTTCCGGATGATCATGTTTCCGACGACGATTCGACCGCTTCCCAGGGCGAGATCATCGTTCATCGTTACCGTGTTGTTCAGCGTGGTAGCGCCGGTCACGTTCAGGCTGCCCGAAATCGTTGTCGCGCCGCCGATGGTTGCGTTGCCCGACGTCGCGAAGTTCCCCTGGACACCTGTCGGCCCGCGAAAGTACACGTTCCCTGTCCAGTCGAGAACGCCGGAGCCTTCAAGGCGGCCGCTGACGGTCTGGGTGCCGGTGACGGCGAGACCGCCGCCTTCGATCCGAATCCAGCCGCCATCGTAGACGCGGATGCCGGCTCGACCGATCGACGCGTTCTGCAACGTAGCCTTCGCAACGCGCTTGACCTCGCGCATGAGCGCCTGAACGCTCATCCCTTCACCCGGGTGATCGACGCCCATCACGCACCCCCCGTCGGCTGAACGCTGATCTTCTTCTGGTCGGACTGATCGCCACTGACCTTTACGACGCGCCGGTTGTACCAGCCATCAATGACCCAGGGGTCGCCATCGAAATGGAGACGAGCCGTGTCGCCCACGTCGACCGGGGTGTCTGCCGAGACGCTGAAATCCCACTGCACAGTCGGCGACCCATACGACACAAGATCCTGCGCCGACAAGGACGAGAGCTGAGCCACGTTCGAGATGTGCTTCGTGTTCGTCACCCGGTCCAGAAGCGGATAGGGCGACGCCACATTGCGCTCCGAGCGCACGAGCATGTCAACTTCGGACCCCTCACCGATATACCGGGCATTGTTCGTCACCCGGGCCGCATCGGACGTCTCACTGAACCCCGTTACGGGTGAGTTCTTCGCAGACACAACGAACTCGCGAACAGCGCCAGACGACCAATCGGACGCCGCCTGGAACAACCAGTCAGCCTGACCGCCAGACCACCGGGGGCGGAAGTAGATATCCAGCCCCTCAGCGAGAAGGTCAGCGAGAACATCGCCGACCGTCTCGACGTTGTACCCGTAGTACGTGCGGGTCACAGAAGGGCCGGCATACCCGCCGGGGAGCGTGAGCGGGAGACCCATCGCGGGCAATGCTGGCCCATTTCGCCCGCGTTCGATGGCTGAAGCCGCCTGGTACGCGCGGTTACCGACTACAGTCTCCTTCCACAGCTCAACGTTCCCAGCCGTGTGATCCCAGGCCCCGCGACGGTTGAACAACGCCCAAATGTCTGCGAGCTTCACCGTCAGCGTCTGCGAACCACGGGTGTACGTCGATCCCTGCGAGTACCCGATGTACTCCACCGCACCATCACGCTCAATCAACATGAGCCGTGACCACGGAGAAGCCAACGACCGAACCTGCGCTTTCGAGATCGTCCCGTCAAGCGGGATCGTCACCGAGCCGCCCGAGTCGCCCGCAGACAGCAACCGCGAGTACGAGTACGCCGACACGGGGATCCGATCAATCGGCGCACCCGTGATCGCATTGCAAACGTGAACCAGGAGCATCGCCACAGCGCCTCCTAAATGAACGTGTCCGTGACCCGCTGCACCAGCGTGCGGGAACCGCTGATTGTCGCCGTCACCCCAGGAAGACCCGGAGGAACATCCCACGGCTGATACACCGCGATCGCGTTGATCTGGCGGATGCCGTTCAAGAACAGCCCCCCGGTAGCGAAGTCGATCTCATGCGCAGCGTTCGGCGCCGCTGAGACCGTGACGATGCGACCGTTCGCTCCCGTCACCGTGTACGGACCGCTGCCGGCGCCAACAAGCAGTCGAGGAGTTGCGGGGAAGCTGCCGTGATTCAATGCGGGCTGGCCGCCCGCGAAATCACGTTGCTCCCCGTAAAGCCGGGGGTCGGGTGCCCAGAACTGAATCTGGAACTCCGCAAGCCTCGGATCAACGCCGAGCACATCGAAGTCGATCGACGAAAGGCCCACGTTCGCCCACTGCGATCCAGTTCCCCCGTCAATCGTGAGCTTGCTCCACCCGCCATCTGCGCAGATCCCGCGCACATGGTTCTCGAGAGCTTCCATCTCGAAGGAATGGGCGCGCTTGGCGACCCCTTCGAATGTGAAGACCTGTCCTTCGCGGTACCCCTGAGTCCCGAAGGAACCGTGCGCCAACGGACGAGAAATGTCCTCTCGACGCACGGCCGAGGATCGCTTGTACCCACCGGGGTTGATCATCAAGAACCGGTCGAAGTCCCGCGGCACCGCTTCGAGCTCGACACCTTCGATTCGGGCGCTACGAAACATCACGCCCTCCTCATCAAGTAGTCAAGGCGATCGCCTGCGATTCGACCGATCGTCTCTTCAGACATGCCGGGCTGTGGGTACACGTTCACCGTGCCCCCCCCCTTCCCGCCGCCGTTGAGCTGGCCGAGAACCTGCGGAGACAACGGCACAACCATCTCGTCGTACCGGCCTTCGCCGATGTTTGCGATGATCCCGCCCGTGCGAGCCTTGACCAGCGCACCATCCTCGAGTTGAGGGATGTGGGGGATGCTGAGCCCGAACGTCTGCCCGCCGACCATCGGCACCCAGTCGGGGATGTCGATGCTGATCGAGTTCAGTCCGTCGATCACGGAGTTGATCAGGCCGATGAGTCCGTTGATGGGACCGCGCACGACGTCGAGTACAGCCTGGAAAGCGGCTCCGATGAAGTCGGCGATCCCGGTGAACACGTTGTGGATGGTGTCGCCGATGAACTGGATGGCGGCACCGATCGCGGCGCCGACTGGGGCAATGATGTTCTCGTAGATCCAGGTGAAAGCTTCGCCCAGCGCCGCGAACACGGGCTGAATGATCGTCTCCCACAACCATGTGAAGATCGCTCCCCACGCCTGGAAGTACAGGATGATGCCGTCGATGATCGGCACGATCACGTTCTCGTAGATCCACGTGAAGACCTCACCGATAGCGGCGAAGACCGGCGACAGCACCGTCTCCCACAGCCATGTGATGAGAGCAGCCCACAGGCCGATGTACATCATGATCCCGGTGACGACCGGCATGATGATGTTCTCGTACACCCAGGTGAAGACCTCACCAATCGCTTGGAAGATCGGCTGGATCACGTTCTCCCACGCAGCCGTGAAGAACCCAGAGATGTTCGCCCATGCCTCGCCGAGGAACTGGGTGAAGTTCGCCCAGATCTCCTGGCCGAGTTCGGTCTGCGTGAAGAACCACACGAGGCCCGCGACAAGCGCGCCAATGGCGGTCACGATCAGCATGATCGGGTTCGCGTTCATGACCACGTTGAAGGCCGCCTGGATCGCTACAGCCGCCTTCGTCGCTGCGCTCCACAAGCCGATCGCGGCCTGCCACGCCCCGAAGGCGAGTGCAGCGCCCACGACGGCTGCGGCAAGTGGCCCGAGCCAGGTGACGTTGTCCTGGACCCATCCGACGACCGCGGAGCCAGCGTTGAAGATTCCCACGAGCGTGTCAACCAGCATCGGCCCGTAGTCGGCGACGAACGTGCCGATGGCTGCGCCGATGTCCTTCGCGCCGATCTCCCATTCTTTGAAGACTGAGGTGACGCCGGCGACGCCGTCTTTGAGTTGGGGGAAGATTCCCGTGATCAGTCCCTCGCCGATGCGGCTGACCGAGGCCATCATGTTGTCGATCAGGCCCGGGAGGGTGGTTCCCATTTCGGCAGCGACGGTTCCGGATGCGGAGCTCATCGCCGACTCGAACTGCGCGAACCCGATCTCGCCCGCCGAAGCCAGTTTGAAGACCTCGTCGGCGGTGACGCCCATCTGATCCGCGAGCGCCTGGTAGATCGGGATTCCGCGGTCTGCGACCTGCTGCAGTACGTCGTTCTGGGCTTTGCCCAGCGACGCGACCTTGTTATAGATCGACCCCATGTCGGAGAGGTCCACCCCAGCGGCTGCAGCAGCGTTGGCGACGGAGGTCAGGACCCTCTCGAGTTCTGCACCTGGCGCGATCCCCGCGGCGACGGCACCAGCTGCAGTGGTTGCGGCAGCGTCGAGACCGAAGGACGTTCCCTGGACGGCCGCGAGGGCGTTGCCCATGATCGTTTCGACGGCCTTCGTATCGTTGCCCAGACCGCGTAGCTTTGCCTGGGCCTCGTCGATCTTCATCGCGCGAGAGAATCCGCCGGCGACGGAGATTCCGGTGAAGGCGGCTACGGCTCCCGCGGCCGCGAAACCGACGCCCTTGGCGAGTCCCCCGAGCTTGTTGAGTACCCCGGAGCCCTTTTTCTCGGTCTCCTGGAACGCGCCGTTGAGATCCTTCTCGATCGCGCGCTTGACCCCGGAGGTCGTGGGTACGATCTCGACGAACAGTGCCGCTTCTGCCACGGGGACTCCTCCTTACGGAATGTCCCCGCGGCAACAGGGTCTAGAACATGGCTGCGAGCCTCGCGCGACGCGCATCACGCTCAGGCGACGCGTCGGGAGACGTTGTGGAGTACGTGGGTGGTTTCCCTGCCCACGGACGGGGGAATCGCTTGTACTGCGCGTTCTTCCCGCGTTGCGCGTTCATCTCGCGTTCGTGGATGTCCCAGGCGGCGATTTCTGCGGGTGATGGCACGTACTTGTGACCCTGGATCGCGGCGACCGTGGTCGATGATCGGTCACGTATGACTCCGCCCACGTATGCCCAGATCTCGTTCCAGGTGAGCGTGCCGTCTTCGAGCTTCGAGTACTCGATTCCGATCTTCGCGAGATCGTGCCGTAGCTCCCCCGGGTGGTGCCGCATGATCGGCACGATGATCGCTGAGCGGTGGTCGAAGATCACGGATTTCGCCGCCCACAGTCGCACAAACGCTGTGAAGGCGTCAGTGTCAAGCGCATGTACGTGTTCATGGAGCGCGGGGTGTGCCGCGAGAACATCCCACAGGTGGAGCCAGCGTTCGTCACGTTCCTCGGACCACTCGTAGTCGCCCTCGAGCAGGGCGACCGCGTGAGAGACGCCTATAGGGCAGTCGCGCTCACCGAGAAGGGGCAGTGTGCTCACGAGACTTCTTGCCCCACTGCTTGAAGATCTCTGCGATGTCGTCGCCACCGAGACGCGCGATCACACGCACAGCGTCGGGGTAGGTGTCCGCGAGAGTGTCGATGAGTCGGGTCCATGCGGTCAGCTTCTGCTGCGAGGTGCCCGTCCGCCGAGAGGACTCGAACTGTCCGAACGCGGAGGTGATACCGAAGGGCACGCCTGGCGTGCCGAGGACGGGAAGATCGAACTTCCCGATCCCGACGATGTTGAACGTGATCAGCTCGACCTTCGCTGCAGTGGATGGAGTGATCTGGACTTCGTTGGGGTCAAGCTCTTCAGCCATGGTTCGGCAACCTTTCAGTGATTCGGCAACCTGAGGATGTGTCCGGGGGTGGCGGGGTTGCCGCTCCACCACCCCCGGGGCTTGTTCACGACCGGGCGAAGGTCTTCACGGTGGAGGTCCCACCCGAAGTCGTGACGGTGATGTTCGCTGCGCCGGCTGCACCGCCGGGCATGACAGCGACGATGGACGTGTCGGAGAGGATCTGGAACGATGCCTCTGCGGTTCCGAACTTGACCGACGTGGCGCCGGTGAACCCGGTACCGGTGATGATGACGTTGCCTGCCGCTGCCTGCTCGGTCGCAGGTACGGTCGTGGTGATCGTGGGCACGGCAGGCGGCGTCTCGATCAGCGTGGTGTCCCACTGGCGGACCTGGTAGCCGAGGATCGGGTCCCGGAACGCGCGGAGCGTCATCCCGAGGGCGTTGATCGCCGTGGCACCGAACTGGACTGCCTCACGGTCAGCGACCTTCACCCGCGGGTAGTGGGTGATGATGACGTCGTTGCCGGAGATGCCGACCGTCACGAGGTCACGGAACGTGTTCACCGATGCCTTCGTGAGCGTGAACGACCCTGTCGCCGGGTCCACCACCGTGTCGAAGTACGCCTCGGTGAGGGTGCGGGATCGCTGGATGCCGGAGAACGCGACAGCCCAGGTTCCGGGGCCGTCCTGGTCGATGACGACGTCCTCGTTGTGTGCCACGAAGCGCTTGTTGTCACCGGGCTCGGCGGTCAGGGAGAACCCATCTTCGCCGTAGTAGCCGAGGTCGGCACGGATCTTCGCGGCGAGGTCGGAGGTGGGGTCCCAGTCGGGGCCGGTAGGTGCGGAGATTCCGTAGGCGCCGAGCAGGATTCGACCATCCTGCACCAGGCGCACGTCGGTCGGGTTGATGGTCCGGCCGTTTTCGATGAGTGCAGCGGTCATGTGCCAGCTACCTTCCTGTGTCAGTGAGTGACCCACCCGGCAACTGGTGGCATTCCCCCGTGGTTACGGGAGTCGGTGGGCGACCACCAGGACGGTGGCCGTGTAGTAGTAGTGGCCGGCCTCATCACGGTTCTCCGTGGGGCCAGCGTTGAGCTCAGTTCGAACAACGGGGTCTCCGTTGCGGACGGCAGAGTCGATTGCGTACGCGGTGTCTGTGCAGAGCTCGAACGCGTCGTCCTTCGCGGTCACGCTGTTCGTGTACGCCCAGCAGTCGACGGTGACGAGATACTGCCTCGAGACGGGTGTCTCAAGACGCGATGGTGCGACGCTGACAACAACCTGGCGTGCGAGCTTTTCGTCTCGCTCCGCGGACACCCGATCTGCAGTGACGGATGCCCGGACGGTGTTGATGACCCAGCGCCGAACGTGAGGCCATTTGGAAGCGAACTCTGCCATGCCTCACCCCTAGATCTGCACGCGGGCGAGAGCCGCCCTGAGTTCCTGTTGCTTGTCGCGCCGTCGCCCGTCTGTCGACTGATCCACGATCCAGACAGACAAGCGCCCCGCGGCACCGTACCCACGCGATACGAACACCTCCTGGCCAGGGCCAGCGGCACGCTGTGCGGCGTCAACGAGTGCCTTCTCGACGCCGCTCCCGCTCGTGTCGAGCAGGAGGCTTTCTCGGATTGCCTTGTGGTTCTGGCGGGCTTCGGTGGGGTGACCTTCGGGGTTGCGGAGCATCGGGAACTTCACGTTCACCTTCATGGCGAACTCCCGTCACTTGGCGGTGCGGATGGCGAATTGGATCGCCCAGGTGTCTTGGCGGAGCCACATGCCGATCTCGCCGTCGATCTCGTACTCGACGCCGCGGACGCTTGCCCGATCGCTCGAGGTGATGTCCGGGCGAACGGGGAGGTCTCGCGCGTAGACGGTCCCGCCGGTGATGACGGTGTTTTTCCCGACCTCGAGTGCTTCGGACGGGTTCGAGGGTGCGAACTTCGCGGACAGGGTGATGTGATCGGCCCAGTCCGCGCCTACGGGGTCACCGTCGGGGTTGAGGACGTCGACCGCGCGACGGATGATGACGGGTTCGTACCGAGGGGTCATTGCCGGAACCCTGATCGTATGGAGAACGAGCGGAGCTTGTTCTTGGGTGCGCCGGGGAGCCAGGAGAGGTCGTTGTCGGAGAAGTAGAACTCGCTCGACGACAACGACGAGTCGACCGTCTCAGACCCGGTGTCGGAGAACGGGCCGTCGGTGGTGGTGATGGAGCGCTGCCTCAGTCCCTTCGGGTTCAGCAGTACTCGACGGATCGACGCGACGACCGCGTTCTTCGCGGCCTCGGTCAGCAGCTCATCGCCAGCGATGTACTGGTCGACGTCGATGCCGCGTTTGCGTCCGATCAGTCGGAGGTTATTGGAAGCGATGACGAGCCAGGCTTCGACTCGTTCCTCCTCCGCGGTGGAGAGTTCCCCCCACACGGCGATGACATCATCAGCGGTGGCAAATGGTGTGAGCGCCATGTGGAGGGTCCTCTCTGCTTACTCGACGGGGATGCCGGCCTCAGCCAGCGCGTCGCGGATCTCGGATGCCTTCGCGTCCGTCTCGACCTCGAAACCCTTCGTGAGCGCGTACGCGGCCCACGCCTTGGCGGACGATCCCGGGCCCTTCACGGGAGGGACGCCCGACTCGTCTTCGGACTCGTCTTCGGACTCGTCTTCGGACTCGTCTTCGGACTCGTCTTC